TTATCTTTACAATTTTATAATAACCCCGATTATTGGTGGATCATTAATAGAGCAAACCCATCCCAAGATTCAGCATCTCTATACCCAACAACAGGTACCCAAATCCGAGTACCCGCACCGAATAGATTAGCAAATATATTATTACAATATGAACTATTAAACCAATAAAAATATAAGTTATGGCTAATGTTATAGGAGAATCTATAGAAAAATACGTAGCAAACCAAATCAACGCTAGACAATTTGTAAATGGAAGTGGAGTTAATGATAATAGATCTGATACCCAAATCAATTTATTAAACTCTAACACATCTTGGGTAAAACTAGGATCAGGAATATCTGTAAGTAAAGATAGATTAATAGATATTAACCTTCCCACCACTCTGGAGGGAATGGGTTTAGCTAAAAATAATATTCTTTTCGGTGGTACCTCTAAATTAGAAAATAAACAAACTATTCAAAGAGAAGGTTTTCTTCCAAGAGAAGCTAATAGTTCTTACACATATGATAAATCTTTTGGTTTTTCCCCAATGGCTGGTATAGAGAGTGTAGATGTTAAAACATTAAATAGAGGCTCACTTAAAAAAGCAACAGTTAAATTAAAAGCAAATGACAGATCTCAATTTGATATAATTGAATTGTTATATTTGCGTTTAGGGTACACCGTTTTACTTGAATGGGGAAATGCCTTTTTTACTACTAATGGAAAAACAAAAACAATAATCCATAATACTCTTATGGAGACTATGTTTTTCGAAAAAGTTTCAAAAGGTTCATATTTGAATATGTTAGATCCTATTGAATCTAAAAGAGCAGAATATGCAGGAAATTATGATGCTTTATTTGGTAAAATTTCAAACTTTAACTGGTCATTTAATCCTGATGGAACTTATGATATAGAATTAACTATTATAAGTTTGGGGGATGTAATCGAATCCCTAAAAACTAACATTTCACCTTCTAAAGAAATAATAACATTTCTTGGATCCACTACCACCACCGAAGAAGCAAATGAAAACGAAGAACCTTCTATAATAGAAGATAATAAAGATGCTAATATTATATCATCTATGTTATATATTTGGAAGTATATAAATAAAGACTTAAAGGATAATACATTTTACAAAGTAACTATTCAACCCAATAATGGAACTATACTTCCTATAGGGAATTTTTGTAAAAATGAACAAAATAATGAAAGTGGTGGTGATTTTATTACCTCTGAACGGATTAATTATAAATTTACTTTAAAATATCAAACAACACAAATCATTGAACAAGAAGATTACCAATATTGGAAAGACCAATACCAAAACTCCCCAGGGGTAGTATATGAGGAATCATGGACTAGTTTTAATGCTTTTGTATATATTACGGGTACAAACACTGTAGAAGAAATCAAAGATTTCTCCCCAGAAGAAATAGCAAGTGGAGCAGTATCAGAATATGCTAAAACATTAAGAGAACAATATAAAGATAAGAACAAAGAAATTAATAATACGGTACCTGATGGAACATCACTAAAAATCAAATGGAAAAAATTAAACACAGTAACAACATCTGTTTCTAATCCTATACAAAACTCCCCATCAAAATCAGTCTTTAAATTACATACAAAATCCCCAACATATTATATTAGATTTGGATATCTTTTAGAATATATTACTAATAGTATTTTGCCTAGAATTGAAATAGATAAAAACAATCATGATAATAACCCTCCAATATTTGATATAGATTATGAAGAATGGAACAGTTTTATGTATTCTCTTCCAAATCAAATCTCCCTAGACCCTAGAGTATGTATTGTAAATAATTCTAATTTTACCTCTACTGGAGGTACTGGAAATAAAGTATTCCCCGAATTAATGCTTTTTAAACCTAGTGATGAAAATGTTGCTTACCCATTAAATATTTATTTAAATTTTGAATTTGTTTTAGAATGTTTAAAATCTGATGATAAAGGAAATGCTAATATTTTTGACTTTATTTCAAATATTTGTACTGGGTTAAATAAATCTCTAGGAGGAATAAATAATTTAGAACCTGTAATAGATGAAACTTCCAACACTCTTAAAATTATAGATACAACACCAATCCCTGGGTATTCAAATCAAGAATCATATATACCTTATACTCTTCAAATGTATGGGTATAATAAAACAGGAACCCAATATAATTCTAATTTCATTAGAAATTTTGATCTTAAAACAGCAATAACCCCAGGATATGCTACTATGATTACTATAGGAGCTACCGCAGGAGGATATGTTAAAGGAACAGAAGCTACAGCATTCTCCAAATGGAATGTTGGATTAAGAGATAGATATAAAGAAGATTTTATTCCTGGAGATCTCTCTACAGCAAAAGAACAAACCCCAACTACTGATGAAGCCGAGTTTAACTATGTAACTAAAATATTAGATTCAAAAATGCTTGTTAAGAGATATGGTTTCTCAAGCACCAAACCAAACGAATTTACACTAGTTAATGATCTCATAGAAAGTAACCTATCGATTGGAACTGAATATTATAGGTATTTACTCTCTAAAAATAAAGAAAAATCAGGAGGTACTATTGGTTTTATCCCATTTAAATTAAGTTTAAAAATGGATGGAATATCAGGTATAAAAATATATAATAAGTTACAAATTAATACTGAATTTTTACCTAACGCATATGGTAAATATACAAATTTAATAGTTACAGGTATTTCTCATAATTTATCAAATAATGATTGGGAAACATCTATTGAAACTACCGTTATTCCAAACTCCACTTCTACAAATGATTTAGGAATTGACCTTAGTAATGCTATTAAAGAATCAATAACAAATGTAGGTACTGCAAATACTGCTTTAAAACCTGCTAGATGGCCATATTATTCCCCAAATGATGCTGTTCCTTTAGATGTTGAATCCCCAGGATTGGGAACACCACCCACTAATAATACCAGTTATTCTGTTAATTCTACTATTAAAACAAAATATATACCTGCATTAAATCAAATTACAGGAAAAACTAAAGGATTTAAAATGTTAGCATTAATCATGGCTCAAAAAGAAGGATTTTATTCTAACACTAAAGCATATAGAACTAATAATCCGGGGAATATTGGAAATACCGACTCTGGTGGAACAAATACATTTAAAACACTTAAAGAAGGGATTCAAGGTCAATTCAATTACATATATAGAGTAGCCACAGGTAAACATAATGCTTATCCTTTAGGAAGAAATAAAGATATCCAACCTTTCTTTTCCCCAGAAATCTCAAATAATCAAAACAATTATACAACAAATCCTTATCTCCCAGGATATAAATTTACCCCATATATAGGAACATTAGAACAATTTATTAAAATTTATTCTACAGCCGCTCGGGGGGGGAATGGATATTTATCTGGAATAATATCATTTTATCATAAAAATGGTTTTACTAATGTAACAGAAAAAACAACATTAGAAGAATTAATTAAATTAAATAATTCAACTCCTATAATAACATAATTAATATGTATTATCCAAAATCTCAAATAAAGACTAATCTATACACAAATGGGGAGGAATATATTCTATCTACCACTAAAGAAACCTATAAAGGAAATTACTATGAGATCTCCTCAGGTGAAAGATATACAGGAACAAACTCACAAGACCCTCCTAATATATTGTTACTTCCCAACAACCAAAAACTATTTCCCAATGAACCCACGACCTCTTTACCAGATATTATTACAATTCAATATGACCCCATAAATTTCCCCTATACTAAAAACCCTCCAATAAGAACAATTCCTAAATTTAATACTCCTCCCCCCACAACTCAGGATAACCAAAATGGACAATTTTATAGATATTTTGCTAAAAAATCCAATGAATTAAAATATTTAGAAATTGATAAAGATACCTATCAAAAATTAAATGCTAAAGATATTAAAATAGCATGGGATTTATATAATCCTGTTAAAATTTTATGGACTTTAAAGGGCGACAAAGAACTAGTATATCGCTCAAATAAAGGAACAGTTTTATTAATAGAGCAAAATTTGAAATGGTACGGTTTCTCTCAATACTTTAAGGACAACTACACAAAATATTACTTGGAATCTTAAAATATAGTTCATATCTTTAGAGCATGTATTGGCTCATAGAAGATATTAAACATATAGAAACGATCTGTCAAATTAAACACTCTGAGGTTTATGTTGATGTGATTCCTTGTTCTCACAACTTACATCCGGTTGAGAATAGCATATGTGCTATATATTTTAGACCACTAAAAGATACTAAAGGATATATAATAGCAATAAACCATAGCGAGACAATAAATTTTGAATTAGAGGAGATAGAAAGAGTATTAAACAGTTTTGGAAAAATATATGTAAGAGACAGAAAAGAATTTTTACATTATTTCCCTATCAAAAACAGCTACCACCCATCCCCGTCCCCATATACGTATATACCTCAATTAACACAAGCTCACCACCAATTGTACAATAGGTATCCGGAGATACAAAATTTAAACACTATTGTACCTATCGTGAAACACTATGAGTTATGCGAGCAAAACTACTTTAACTATAAAATGGAGTATAACCCGTTTTACAATAAAGCAGCATTAGTGTTCAATCAACTAGAACAAGCGGGTATAAAAATAGACCAAACACTATTCGAGCAGTACTTCAACAAAGAAGCAAACGAGTTGATATACACGCAATATAATTTAAATACATTAACCACAAGACCTTCAAACGCATTTGGAGGAATTAATTTTTCAGCTTTAGATAAAAACAATGGAGAAAGAGAATGTTTTATACCGAGGAATGATATATTTGTTGAAATGGATATCTCTGCTTACCATCCTTGTATTATTGCCAATTTATTGGATTATACTTTTGATAGTGATGATGTGCATGGAAGTTTTGCTAAAATGTATGGAGTGGAGTATGCCAAATCAAAAGAAATTACGTTTAAACAAATTTACGGTGGAGTATGGAAAGAATACCAAAATCTACCATTTTTTCAAAAGGTAATAGCATATACGGATAGTTTGTGGGATGAATACCAATATGGAGGATTCATTGAATGCCCCATTTCAGGACACAAATTCTATAGAGATAAACTGGAGGACATGAATCCCCAAAAACTTTTAAATTACGTACTTCAAAACTTGGAGACCGCAAATAACGTTTGTATATTGTACGAAATATTTAAAATATTACGAGGTAAAAAAACAAAACTCGTATTATATGTGTATGATTCGTTTTTATTTGATGTGGATAAGGAGGAAAAAGATGTATTAAAACAAATAGCACAAGTAATTAATAATAGGAATTTTCAATTCAAAGTTAAAAAAGGCACTAATTATGCCAATATAAAATAAGTTATGAACAATACTCTTGAACACCCCCATCATATGTATAATCAATATGATTATGATTTTACATTTGATTCACTTTTAATGAATAACAGACTTTTTTGTACTTTTACCCCTCTAAATGAATTGGATTCACTTATTGATGGGCTATCCCGTAAATACGATATAATGTATAACAAGATGTTTGTATTGCATGTCAAGAGCAACAATGAATATGTTGTAACATATAATGTGGATCAAGGAAACGTAAATGATATTCCTGAAAATACTATTCTAGTACATAGAAAAAAAGAATCAAATACTCTATATACAATTAATGCTTTAAATGAGTTAATCAAAAAGTTAAATGGTGGTGCTGTTGATACCAAATTCCCAGTGGAATGGCAGCATTACAGAAATTGTATATTATTGACCCAACATAATGAAATTAAGCAATTAAATACAAAGATTTTCAAGATCATTGAACTATGAAAGAAACAATGTTATCTGAAGAATTTCGTAGGATGCAAAAACTTGCCGGAATTCAAATTAATGAGGATATTCAAGAAGTAGTATTATATGCTGCTTGGGTATTAGATACTCCTGAAGCTAGAAAAGAAGGAATAGCTGATGAATCTGATATTTCTGAAGATAATATCCCTTCAAGTTTTAGTGGTAATACAACTCCTAATGGAGATTATGGGTCTAGTAGAGTAATATTGTGTACTAATTATCCATGGACTTTAGTAAGTGAAACAGATGAATTTGATTTAGAAGATATAAAAATATTAATAGTCAAATTTAAAAAATCACTTACAGATGTATTTTTAGATGATGACAATGATATGGAAGGTTTTGGGATAGATGAGGAACCTGATTTAGATTACTCTAAAGAGATACCATTATCTGAATTAGTACCATATGGTTTAAATACTTCTGATCGATGGTATGGTTGTTATGTAAATAGTATTTCTTCTGGTGAAATCATTGCTAAAAAAGTAGGATTTCAAAGCGAAACCATGGGTGGAGGTGAATGGTCAGGCTTTTGAAAATAGTTGGCTTAGCAAATAAAGGTTATTATATTAAAGTTGTAAACAATAAAATAGTTATATATTATGAATCTAGATGCAATCAAGAAAAAACTTGAATCTATGCAATCCAAACCTTCTGGAGGTGGTGGATTAACCAATCAAACCAAGAAGTTCAAACCTTCTATTGGTAAACAAACAATCCGTGTTGTTCCTTTCAAATACAACAAAGAATATCCTTTCACGGAAATGAAATTCTATTATGGAATTGGTAGTAAAAAAGTAATTGCTTCTCCATTGAATTGGGGTGAGAAAGATCCAATTGCTGAATTTGCAAGGAACAACACGGATTGTTTGTTTACCAATAGAAGGTTTG